TTTCAAGGCAGGTAGTCAATAATTGGGTTAGGCGGGGAAAGGTGCCTGCGTATGCGCTCAAGAGATGGCCTACATTGAGGAAGATGTTTAACGAACTTAGCTCGCCGGCTGCGAAGCAGTCCGGTGGAGCGCGTGGTTAGGCAACTGTTTCCAAAACGGAAAGGATTGAACATGAAAACGATGCACGAACTGTTTGACGGAAGCGATGCACAAGAACTCGGTAGTGCCACTGCTGAGAACGCCCTCTCCCGGGCAGAGGCTCGAACCCCAGCCGGTGGAAGGCCGGCACCTATTTTGATTGGCGATGTAGTTGAAGCTGATTGCGCTGAATTGCGCGACATGGCGGGGTGGTTTGAGTCTCGAGGAAAACCAATGCAAGGCGAGTTCCTGCGGAAAGTGGCCGACCGGCATGAGGTTATTTTCGGGGCATATTGGACGGCAACTACCAAGAAAAACTCGGTAGTTGCCTAACGTGGAGTTCAGCGGGGGTGCGCCGCTTTTTGGCGCAGCCTCCGCTGGAACGCAGGGTTATGCGTCTGGAGGAGGGAAAGATGAACCTTAAAAACTGCCCAGTGTGCGGGAAACCTGTGCGACTTGGAGCAATGAAGATACGGATTAACCGGAAATCGGGGGTGTCGCATTACATCGCCCACATGGACGAATCGCCGATGCACGACAAGGGGTGGACCTGCGCAGCACTAAAGCCGTACCCGGTGCGCGAAGAGGACAAGCCTTGGGCGCAACTGTGTGCGCGATGGAATGACGCATAACGTGAAGGTAACCGGCGCCCCGCGCCACGAACAGGAGCAAGAGTAATGAACGACCAGACAACGACGGCAGGTAGCAGCATTGATGGCGGGGCGTCCGCGTTGACCGCCATGTTAGCCGACCACCCGTACTACTGTAGCGATAGCAATTACTACTCGAACGAGGCCGGCGCATCGTGGGAAACGATGACCGACTTCCTCGCAGAGTTTGAGGGCGCCGACATAGACATGAATTTGGTGTTCCGCTGGGACATCCGCCAGCGAGACGAGGACAACCCGGGCCGCTACTACGCCGAGGTGTTCATGATGCACCAGAGGAAAGGAATCTTTTCGCCTCACCACATCAAACACATCAACGAAGGCGAGGCAGTTCGATTCCGCGCATACCTTGAGAAGCATTGGAATGTGATGCGCGCGCTGTGGGAGCCGTTGACGGCTAACGTGAAGGTGAGCGGCCTTGCGCCCCACCAGGAGGGAATGAAATGAAGCGGCTATTTGCGCAAGGTCCGCTCGACCGTAATGTTAGGGCGCAGTTTGAACACTGGTATTCGGATGGCGGCCAGTCACCGAAAGCTATTGAGCGCAAGCCGGGCGCAAACGGTGCATACATCTACTCTGGCGCCGCAACTGCTTGGGATGTTTGGCAGGCGGCTGTCGCGGTTGAGCGCGAAACGTGTGCAGAACTGTGCGAAGAAGTCGGCTTTGCAGAGCACGGGCCAGGCCGCGAGGACAGCGAAGCATACGACTGCGCGGACGAAATACGGATGCGCTCTAACGCATAGCTAAGGGGCGATGCGCGGCTTCATCGCGCAGCGTCCCGTGGAGGCCGAAGGCCGGAACGAACTTGAGCGGAGGGTTAGAAGGCGATGGAGCGTAACAGACCAGAGCGAATTTACAACGTGAGCAAAACGCAATTTAGCATTGCTCGTTTTTACGGCGGCTGCAAATTCAACGGCGCGAATTACCACTATGACGCCGACAGCGACACGCTGACGCGCATGGACATTTGGAAAGCACGATGTGCCAGCAGCAAGGAAGATGCCGCGAAAGCTGCGAAGGCCGAACGCGAAAAATGGATGAAGGCGCAGCAAAGTTTCACAGCCTTCTAACGTCTGACATAACCGGCGCAAGCGGCCTTATCGCTTGCGTCCGGGTTGATGGATGGGTTGGGCCACAAACCAAGGAGAACTGAGATGGCGAAGTACATAGCGCACAACGGCATGGACGAAACCGAGATTGAGGCGGATTCGGTTTCTGTCGTCGCAGATGACGGGACGAAGGTTGAATTGCAGTTCCGAAAATCGGACGGTGAGATTTCCCTAAGCATCAACGGACGCATGTTGATTACGCCTATGGCCGCAAATGTTGTGCGGATTGCCCGGAGCCGAGACTGAGGCCCAACGTTTGACATAACCGGCGCAAGCGGCCTTATCGCTTGCGTCCGTGTTGATGGATGGGTTGGGCATCATTTACGGAAAGGATGAATATGTCGCCAGAATGGGCAATACCAAGAGCGGTTACTGAAGCGCAATGTTTTAAGAACGAGAAAGAAATTGAACGACTGCGCGGGGTTTTGTCAGCGATTGCAGAAGCAAAAGGTTTCGACAATATCGGAGCATGGGCAAGAAATTTTGCACGAACAGAATTGGTCAAGTCGTATGGAGTGTTACCGACTGACCGAGAAAATGGATTGATGCCCAACGCCAAGGTAAGCGGCGGCGGTGCTTTTCCGCCGTCCGCTTGAGCGACGGGTTGGCAGGCAAAACGTAAAACGGAGTGATGATGGTGGATTATCTCGAATTCCTGAAGCGCAAATCAGTAATTGACCCGGACACCGGTCTCGCGTCGGTTCCCGCGCTGAACCCCATGCTTTACCCGCACCAGTCCGATATGGTCAAGTGGGCGCTGCGCCGGGGCCGTGCGGCCCTGTTCGCGGATTGCGGCATCGGCAAAGGCCCGATGCAGATGGAGTGGGCAGACAAGCAGCCGCACGAATGCATCATCGCTGCGCCGTTGGCTGTGGCGCATCAATTTGTGCGCGAGGCCGAGAAGTTCGGGATTCAACTTTCCTACGCGAAGGAACAATCCGAAATCAAGAACAGGATCACGGTAACGAACTACGAGCGGCTAGAGAATTTCCACCTTGAACAGTTCGGCGCTGTTGCCCTTGATGAATCATCCATCCTGAAAAACTACAGCGGCGCGTACAGCACATGGATGATTGAGGCATTCAAGAATACCCCATTCCGCCTTTGCTCCAGCGCAACACCAGCCCCCAACGATGTGATGGAACTCGGCACCCAGGCTGAATTCCTTGGGGTGATGACTCGCGGCGAAATGCTGGCGATGTACTTCACTCATGATGGCGGTGACACAAGTAAATGGCGCGTCAAGGGCCACGCCCAGGCTGCATTCTGGACGTGGATGGCGGCGTGGGCGGTGATGATTCGCAAGCCGTCCGACCTTGGCTATTCCGACGAAGGATTCATCCTGCCGCCGCTGCATATACACGAGCATTGCGTACAGGTTCACGCGCCGTCTAGCGGGTTCCTGTTCGCTGTCGAAGCTCAGACCCTGCAAGAGCGGCAAGCGGCCCGCCGCGATTCGATTGGCGACCGCGTAGCGGCATGCGCTGCGCTGGTGAATGAGTCGGATCGTCCGTTCCTTGTCTGGTGCAACCTGAATGCCGAAAGCGAAGCCTTAGCGGCGGCGATTCCTGACGCGATAGAAGTGCAAGGATCGGATTCCGACGAGCACAAAGAGGCCGCGATTGCCGGGTTCCTCGAAGGCCGCTATCGCGTGATGATTTCAAAGCCGAAGATTGCCGGCCTTGGCCTGAATTTGCAGCACTGCGCCGATATGGCTTTCGTCGGCTTGTCGGATTCTTACGAGCAGCTTTACCAGTCAATCCGCCGCTGCTGGCGCTTTGGGCAGACGAAGCCGGTCAACGTCCATGTCATCACGGCAGAAACCGAGGGCGCGGTAGTTTCCAACATCAAGCGCAAAGAGCGCGAGGCCGAAGAAACCTACAACAGCATGATCGAACACATGAAGGATCTGAACGCTGCCGCGCTACACGGCGGCCAGGTGCGGAACAAGAGCGAATACAAGCCGGCAGCATCGCTGGCAATCCCTAAATGGCTGGAGGCCGCTTAATGCAAACGAGGCTACAGAGTTTCATTGAATCGCTGATTAACGTCGCCATCGGTTACGGGGTCGCGCTGGCATCTCAGATTCTTATCTTCCCGCTTTTCGGGATTCATATTCCACTGTCGGACAACATGCTGATAGGCGCTTTCTTTACCGTCATATCAATCGTTCGTGGATACCTAGTGCGGCGGCTGTTTAACAAAATACATGGGGTGCAAAAATGAATATTCTGAACCAAGCGCATGGCGAGAACTGGACGCTGGCGAACGGCGACTGCATCGAAGTGCTGAATTCTCTGCCAGAGAACTCGATCCACCTGTCGATCTTTTCGCCGCCTTACGCATCGCTTTATACCTACAGCAACAGCGACCGCGATCTAGGCAACAGCGTCAACGACGATCAATTCTATGAACACTTCGCGCACGTTGTCGCCGGCCTGCATCGCGTCACCAAGCCGGGGCGGATTGTCTGCGTCGACGTGATGAACATTCCGGCCATGAAAGAGCGCGACGGGTACATCGGACTAAAAGACTTTCGCGGCGACGTGATCCGCGCATTCCAGAAAGCCGGGTTTGTCTTTCACTCCGAGCATTGCGCGTGGAAAGACCCGCTGATCGAGGCGACCAGGACGAAGGCGCTCGGCTTGATGCACAAGCAGCTTTGCAAGGATTCCACCCGCAGCCGCGCAGGGATTCCGCAATACCTGCTGGCCTTCCGCAAGGACGGCGAGAACACCGAGCCGGTGGCCCATATTGACGGCCTGACGGAATTCTGTGGCGAGAACCCGCCGATCCACGGCAATCTGTCGCACGAACGCTGGCGGCGCTACGCCTCGCCGGTCTGGATGGACATCAACTTCAGCAACACGCTCAACGCCAAAGCCGCCAGAGACAACGAGGACGAGCGCCACGTTTGCCCGATGGCCCTTGACCTGATCGAGCGCGCCATCCAGTTGTGGAGTAACCCCGGCGATGTGGTTTTCGATCCGTTCTCCGGCGTCGGATCGACCGGCTACCAAGCAATCAAGATGGGGCGGAAGTTCGTCGGGTCGGAGTTGAAGCAGTCCTACTTTGCGCAGGCGTGCAAGAACATCGAATCCGCCAAAGCGAATCAGGGCGGGCTATTTATGGATGCAGCGTGAAAGTCGGCGCTGGTGATACGGCGGTGCAGGGCGACATGCTCTTGCCTGCCAACGCTAACGTAACCGGCCTTGCGCCGCGAAAGGAGAACAAATGAACCACGAAACGCTGCCGGCGCAAGGTCCGGTTGACGTAAATGTTAGCCCGCTTCCGTGTCCGTTCTGTGGTATGGCGGTTGACCTTGAAGACCCGGACACACTTTACCCATCGGGAACTGGGTGGAAGTTCAATGAGGAATTGCAGATGCGCACGTATCACAGCTTCCGCGAAGTTCCACCGGAGCAGTGGTGCTATGGGCTTCATTGTTCGGTACAGGCTGGCGGGTGCGGTGCAGAGATGCACGGCGACACAAAATCCGACACGCTCGCAGCTTGGAATAAGCGGGCTAACGTTTAGCTTAAGGGGCGCGCGGCATTTTGCGCGTCCCGCTTGAAGCGCCAGTTAGGCTATGGCGCATGACCAGGAGAAATACCATGACATACCGAGTGATGGGACAAATGGAAGATGGGCAAGACTATTGTTTTGCCGATGGATTCCGCACCGAGGATGGCGCGTGCAAATGGTGCGACGCGAACGATCAGCAGTACCCGGAAACGCGGCTCTTCGTGGAGCGCGTGCCGACTGCAAGCGAGTTGATTTACGGGCACTACGACTATGCCTAACGTTTGAATTGAGCGGCCTTCGCCGCTTTTGGCGAAGGTCCGCTCGAATGATTGGTTGGGCCTCGCGGCCCGGAAAGGAATGAAATGAGCAATGAGACAAATAGCGGCGGTCCCGCTTTTCCGTGCATGCCGCCACAAGACACAGCGGCGGGTTCGGCAACCGGGTATCCATTCCCGGACTCCGGTATGACGCTGCGCGACTATTTCGCCGCGAAGGCAATGGCCCTATCACACGCCGAATGGATGCGGTATAGGGATGTTGATCCAGATGCGAACAGAAATGCGCAAATCGACTACGAGATAGTAGCTGAAGACGCATATGAACTAGCAGACGCGATGCTGAAAGCGAGGGGCCAGTGATGAAGAGGCCCAACGCCTGAATTGAGCGGTGAGCGAAGCGAGTCCGCTCGAATGAACTGTTAGGGGCTTTTACGAAAGGAAGAGAGATGGAAATGCACAAGCAAATACTCGAAGATATGGACTCGAAAGAACTGGCGCAAATGGTCTGCCATTGGCAAAACGAGGCGATTTTGCATAAACAGGAGAACAAGCGGCTGCGGGATTTGGTGTTGAAGCTCTCGGGAGCCGTGAACATTGAAGATGAGTGGTGTCGTGACAACGAGCCGACGGAAAACATCCTTCGCGCTTGCTATAACCGTGTTTGTGAAGCGACATTATTGATCGGGCAGGGCGTGAGGATGTTGCGCCCCTAACGTGGAGTTCAGCGTGGGTGCGCCGCTTTTTGGCGCAGCCTCCGCTGGAACGCAGGGTTAGAACTCTGCGCAACAAGGAGAAAAGATGATGAACGAAAAGCCATATGTCCCGCTGGAAGACCTTATAGCGATGAAAAAGAAACTGGACGCCGAAGAGAGCAAAAGCCAAAAGCTGATAAATGCCTTGGTGGTGCTGATGACAATCGACAACTTTGAAAAGAGGAAGAACATCATTCATGCCGCGCTACAGGAAGCCGGTAGGAGATGAGTTCTAACGTGAAGTAGACGTCACCCGATAAAACCAATTAACCATTTAACCAAAAGGAATCAGTATCATGCCGCAACTTAAAGCGGACATAACGATCAGCATACGCATCGGTGACAATGCGTTCACTTTGAACTGCATTCGCCTGCCAGATCATCGCTATCTTGTGAAGCGTGGCCGAAAGGTATCAGCCAAAACGCCATGCGCTACGCTATCCGAAATCTTCGACCTATCCCGCAAGTGGGCCGTAAGCCATGCGAGCGCGTAAGTCGATAACTAAACGCGAATTCGCCACTGCGATGAACTACTACGCACGATCATTCGGCAAGGAATCCGTACCAGTACCAGCAAAGCGCGAATCCAAGCCATCGGACATTCCAAGCGAACATACAGAACAGGTGCGCGTCATTGCCTGGTGGAACAAGTGGCATGAATCGTTCGGGCTGCCTGTGTTTGCGCTCTATGCGGTGCCGAATGGTGGGATGCGCGATGTGATTGTGGCGGCCAGGCTGAAGGCCGAAGGGGTGAGACCTGGGGTTCCCGATCTGCTTTTGGACGTGCCGAAGCGTAAATTTCACGGCTTGCGCATTGAGATGAAGCGCATCAAGGGCGGCAGCGTATCGCCCGAGCAAAAAGAAGTGCATCAATTCCT